GCTGAAGTCTGTCTCGTACACCCCACGGCGGGCGGCAGTACACACAGCCGCAACGCGCGACGCCAGCTCCTCCGGTGTACGCCCAAATGCATACCACTCGAACTGTTTCATGTGGTCGGCGAAGGCGTACATGAACATCGAATAGTCGCGCTTGTCGGCGGCTCCAATGGTGCTGATGAGGCGGGGGTCTGACACCGTACGGCCCGCTTCGCGTTTCATGAATGCCTCAATGATGCGCTTGCGGAGTTCTTCCGATGCCTTGTCCAAGATGCGTAGCTGGGATGGCTTGCACTGGCGCTCACGCAACATCTCGTAAGAGATGGGGTGTAGCGGGTGTTTCACGGTGGAGGCGACCAAGTTGATAAACTCCTTGACGCGGCGCGTGATGGTGGGCGTGAGCGTTGTCGAATTTTGCACCGCGAGGACACGTTTCTCCACGGCGGCCTCGTCGTTGCTCTTGCAGCAATCCGGGGCGAAGCCCTCATCGATGAGAGGGGCCATGAAGGAGACGACCGAGGGTTTAGCCTCTTGGTCGTAGGTGTCGGGGCGCTTGACGAACTGGTACCGACGGACCCGTTCCTCCGCAAGGTTCACGATCGAGGTGACTTCAGGGCGCGTGACGGTCCGGTGGTACTCATAGAGAACTTCGTAACCTTCAGCTTCCGCTTTGGCCGCCGCGATTTTGTTCGTGACGTTGTAGATGGTAAGGCCAGTCTTAGCCATGCTGGTGCGTTTAGCACTCGCTACCTTTTCGTCGACAGTGATGGGGACTGAGCTGCACACGTACGAACCCGCTTTACCGGTGTGCATCATGAGGCCATTCTTGTCGTTGGTCGCGAGTCGCAGGAATCCTTGATCGACGATGTCCAGGCGGGCCAGCGGCAACGCGGGGAGCGTGCGCTTAGCGAACCAAGCAGCGAGACCGAAGTGCTTGCTGTTGGGGGCCAGGAGGATGAGCTGGTGGTCGGCATCTAGCTGCTTTCGTTCCACCATGAACGTAGAGTACGACCAGGTAACCAAGCCGAAGAGCTTGCGCTCGACGGACACACAGTCGCCCTGCCAGTTCCAGACCTTGTGGTGGTATTGACCACCTCCACTAACTTGGTAGTGGAAGACATTGTTACTGTCGCAAGTGAACGTGTACTCTCCAGTGGATTTCGCGACCACGCTTGGTTGGAACGTGTAGAGCACAGTGGGCTTGAAGTTCCGACTTAGAAAGTACGGCATGTCCACATGTTCGTCCACGTCGACCATTGCGACGATGTCATTGGGGTTTGGCTTGAAGGCCTTAGGGGCGACACCCAGGTCCTTGGCCCAATAGTAGGACCGGGACGTGAGGCGGCCGGCGCGAACGTCGGCCTTGGATGCCTGGTAGAACACCACGTCTTTCCCGAGACGGGTACCCAAGTTGTCGATCATCAGAGACGCGGCTGAGCGCACCGCCTCATACACCCCGTGGGTGTGCCCTTTGGCCGGGGGTAGCTCGACGTGTTCGACGTCTGCAAAGACCGCGCGCAACCTCTCCGGCTTGACGGGGAGGTGCGCGACGTTTTCGCTCAAGAAGCACGAAATCTGGAGATCCAGTTCAAGCTCGCGCTCCGAGCACTCGACGTAGTCCACAATTAGATCATGAATCCACGCACGAGCCAATAAAAGGAAACCCA